TCTGGTATTTCAGTAGGCAAGATCTTCGGAATGCGCAAGCCTAAGTACAACAGTGATATCACTGGTGACGTACAGGACTTCGGCGTTATCTGTTTAGATACTGCACAGTAAGTAAGTCGATCGCCTCTCCTCCTTTACAGGGGGAGGGGCTTTTTAATATATAGATCAGGAATTAAATATCATGAAGATTGTAAGTGACAAAGAGCTACGCATTACCACACTTGCTGGCGCGGCTATCGTGTTTCAAGCAGGAGATCCAATAACGGTTTCAGATGAGATCGGGCATTTAGCACTACAAGCTGGTGCGAAAGAATATAACGGTAAGTACATCGAAGAGAAAGGTGCTGAAGAGGCGGTTTTTGAAGAAGTGGCCCCAGAAGCGGCTACGGAAGCAGTGCCAAATTCAAACGCGCTGCTGACTACTGTACTCGAGAAGATGATGGATGATGGTGATCCAAAGAATTTCAAAGCTGACGGCTATCCAAAAGCCTCAGCAGTAAACAAGCTGATGGGCGAAACGATCGGCACAGATGAGCGTGAAGCCGCTTGGGAATCAATACTTAATTCATAGGTACACATAATGGCAACGACAGTACAGAGCGTAATTGATAGGGTTCAAGCTGTATTGCAGGACACCACTGGAGTCAGATGGCCAGTGGTTGGCGAACTCGTTTTATGGGTAAACGATGCGCAGCGTGAAATAGCTTTGTTAAAACCAGACGCCTCTGCTGTTAATGAGACTATAACCCTTGTCACTGGCACCAAGCAATCTATACCTACTGCGGGTAACCGACTTTTAAAAGTCGTCCGAAACATGTCGTCTGCTGCTAGTAACGGCACAGGTAAACGGGCAGTGCGACTAGTTGGCATTGAGGTTCTAGACGGGCAGAGCCCAGACTGGCATGACCCTACTGTGACTGGCGACGCGGCTCACACCTCCATCATAAAGCATTACGTTTATGAAGAGTCCAATCCGAGAAACTTTTACGTTTATCCTGGTGTTAGCGGTAATTCATATATTGAGATTATGTATTCATCTAATCCCGCAACCGTCGCTCTGGCGGGTAATCTGTCAATCCCGGATATTTTCGCAAACGCAGTTATGAACTACGTGTTGTACATGGCGTATATGAAAGATGCTGAGTATGCAGGTAATGCGCAGCGTGCATCTAGCCATTTCCAGTTATTTACAACTTCCGTTACCGGCAAAGCACAGATCGACGCGCTAACTAATCCAAACATTGAACGTAGAGCTCAGGCTGGAGTATAAAAATGGCGATTTCTTATGAAGCGCTCCTCCCCGAAATTTTGCCTATGGTCGCGGGCTGTCCAGATACTTTGATTGAAAGAAATATTCGGTCGGCTGTTATTGAGTTCTGTGAAAAGACTGGTATATATCAGGTTGAGCTTGACCCGATTACAACAGTAGGCAATATCTACGAATACGATCTAGAACCACCGGCAGGCACGTCCGTGCATAAAATAATGTCAGCGGTTTTTAATGGTAAAGATCTCGAACCGATTTCAAGTGGGCTTATCGAGCAGCGTAAACCTAAGTGGCGCGAGCAGTCTAATGCAGGGACTCCTGAGTACTACATAAAACAAGGAAAGTCACTTGTTTGGTTAGTGCCAGTACCGTCATCTACGGAAGTTTCTAGTACGGCTATAAGAGCGCAGCTAAAACCTACAACTACGTCTACAGCGTGTGACAGTGAAATTATGGAGGAGTACCGCGACACTATTATCAATGGCACATTGTTCCGACTTCTTCGCACTCCTGGGCAAGCTTGGACTGATATAACAGGCGCACAGATTTACGGATCGCTATTTTCTGAAGGCGTTAATTCAGCGGAACGAAAAGCGCGACACGCTGATGAAGGCGTCGTTAGGAGAGTTATCTATGGTGGACTTGGAAGCGGTCGAAATTCACGGCGCAAAAGATATGGCTCAGGCGGCTGATCCAATAATTGCGGATATTAATAAGAGTATCGAATGGGTAGCACCTGCCGTTCAGGAGATTTTAGATGATAACCCGCAATTTACCTATTCGGTTAGTGACGTGTATCTGGCTTGCCACTCTGGCGCTGCAACACTCTGGTCAACGGAAGACGGTTTTGTAGTTACTACAGGTGAGACGGATACGTTTACGGGTGATAGGACGCTGTTGATCTGGCTAGCCTGGGCATACAAGCGCGGCATGGATCTCGTAACAAGACACCAAGATTTTTTTATTCAGCAAGCTAGAGATGGCGGATACAAGAATATAGAAACACGATCCGCTATACCTGAATTAAAAGATCACCTAGTTACGCAAGGATGGCAGATCGACACAATTATTTATACGAGAGAAATCTAATGGGCAGTGGACCAAAAAAATCAGATTACGTAGCTTCTCCAGCGGAGCAAGCGTCTGCGGCTGTAGCGATGGCGGAAAACAAATACTTCAAAGAGAAGTATGACCCGTTGTTACAAAATATGCGCGATTCGTCGTTAAAAGACGATTCCGCAGATGTATTGCGAGGCCGTGCTAACGCCGACACCATGCAAACATTAGCGAGCGGAGCCAGCTATGACCGCGCAGCGACAGCTGCATCAGGCGGAGAAGAGGCACAAGCGTATCAGGCGCAGCTAGCGCAAGCAGACAAAGCTGGGCTAACCATTAAAAACAATGCGCAGCTTGGCGTTCTAGGTACTGCTCGGGGGCAAGCAGCCGACGCGCAGACTGGTATGACTGCTGCGGGAAGCATGGGTGCTTCTAGAGTACTTACTAAAGCTAGTGCCTCCCAGACAAAACGCTCCGCTAAAACTGCAGCACTTGGGCAAATAGGCACTTCTCTGATATTACAGGGGGGGAAGAATATGAAGACTGGCGGAAAGACGATGTTCGAGAAAGACGCGAAAGGTAATGATACTACGACGCCAATGAAAAACAAGGATGGCTCTGTGATGAAGACAGAGAAAGGTTCGTTCTTTGCGCCACGCGACGAGGATGGTAACTCAGTTACCGGCTTTGGGGCGCGGCTCAACTACGGCGGTATGTTCAGCACTGACCCTTATTAATAGGATATAACGATGACTATAGCGTTAGACATACCCGATTATGCCACGCTGGGCGGGAACCAAAATGCTACTACGGGGTTACCGAATGTAGCAGACCCTGATCAAGCCTACGCGAGCATTACTCGAAATGATTATCTCGATTATGTAAAAAACTATCGCGAGTTCGAAGAAGGTCTATTAGATCGTGCGCAGAACGACACGTCTCTGATTGATGATGCGCGTGTGAATGCAACAAACGCTCAGGGGTTGATGTCGGGTGTTGCTGACCGTAACGCATCACGCTACGGAGTTAACCTGACTCCTGCGCAGCGGCAAGAACAAACGCGAGGTTTAGCCAGAGCAAATAACCTCGGGCTATCACAATCTGTTAACGACGCCCGAATAGCCCAAAAAGACTCAAACCAAGCAGCGATTGGTGACTTAATAAATATTGGGCAAGGCGTAAATCGGTCGTCACTTAGCCAGATGCAAGGCGCGGCACAGAACGCTACCCAGCGCAAAAATGCTTATGATTCGGCCAAAGCCGCATCTAAAGCCCAAACATATAGCACGATAGGCGGCCTAGCTTCTGCCGCCATCTTTGCGTTCGCATTTTAAGGTAACTAAATATGTCTATTCTTGAAGGCTCATTAGCCGCATTGCAAACTGGTCAACAGGTTTTCGCTGACCAGTACACCAAAAACCGGCAGCGACAAGGTCTGAAGATTAGCCGCGAACAGCAGGATAATGCCAACGAACAGCAGACTTTAATTAGAAGAAAAGATGACGCACGTACCCTTGTTGGGGGCATTAATGCGCACTTTGGTTCTATGGGAAAAGAGTGGAACAAGACAGATGGTTTAGCCTTATTAGAGGACCCTCAAGCAAAACAATTTGCGATCAGTATGCTCAATGATTCGGCTATGGAACAGTACAGAAACTTTACTAATGAAAAAGGGCAGAGTGTCGGAGCGAATATAGTAGATGTAATAAAAAATGAGGACGGTTCTTATACCCCAATGGTAAAGCGCAGCGACACAGGTGAAATAGTCGTGATGACAGAAGGGCGCAACGCAGACCCGATGGGAAACGCAACGAAAATTGATCCTACCACCATGTCTGGCGTATTGAACTCGCGGTATCAGGCAGCGGTGAATGATGGTGGTCTTGAGTCTACGGGCTCGGTCTTAGCATCTGCCGCAGCCATCACCGCTAATATGGCTAAGCAACAGGCGCTCGATCTAGCCGTTACCAAGATAGATGATCAGGCCCAGCTATCTCAGTTTGGCCTCCAGATTAATAGTATTGATATCGAAGCGCCAGGTGCAATGAAAGCGCTGTTAGACGTTTTTAAGTCTCTGGGCGGTGATGCAGATGCACTAGTCGCAAAAGGACAGGCGCGATCAGACGAGCTGTTCCTTAAAGAGGTCGAAGAGGGAGGTGGCTATCCAGCTGGTTCACTAGCAGAGCGTCTCGTTGATAACGGCGTGACGCGCGAGAAGTGGAATGGTCTTACTCCAGAAGAGAAGGCCACGGTAAGCGAACGACTAAGTGATGGCCAGTCCCTAGGCCAATTATGGGACAAAACGGCGGGCGTGATAGCAGCGGGCACAGAAGATACAGTGTCAGCTCCGTTCAAAGCAGCGGGTCAGGTTTGGGATGCGTTTAAAACAAGTTTTATAGGTCGAAAGTTAGGGCTGTCTGAGATTACAGATATGCCTGCTGATTCGCCTAACTACTTCGCGGCGAATGAAGCTAATGACGAAGAGATTGCAGCCGGTCGTAAAGATATTACACAAGGTCGTGTTGACGTTATGCTAAATGGCCAACCAGCGTCTGCCCAATCTACTGGCGGACGCACGCCAAAGGGCACGGACGTTGGTGGACCAGCTTCTACCACACCTGACCCAGTGATCTCTCCACCGTCTTTCACGCTAACTGCAGAGAATGTACAAAAAGCGATCTTAGAGCAAACAGAAACACCTTCTGAAAAGCAGATCGCCACGATGGATAAGTTCTTAAAAGATCGCGGCATTGATAATGAGGCTGCGCTTGCAAAGGCGATAGAGGCCGGAGAGATTAATGCCCAAGAAGGCCAAATGCTCGCTTGGGTCATGGGCGCTACTGCGGAAGGCGACACCGCTGTAAAAGCAGGCGTTGCCCAAGGAATTAGTAATTTACTTAACAATGGTGATCAAGAGGTAGGCACGTTACAAGCCGCGCAGATTAGGTCCGCTGAAGCACAGGGCCAAGCCGCGACCCGGAACGCCCGAACCAAGTTGCAAGACTTACAGCTAAAACGTCAACAATACGACATGGCCGCTGTGGGGCCGATGATAGAATCCGGCGATCCTGTCCTTCTCAAGATGTATCAAGAGCTCGGCATGATAGACAAGGAATCTACGACACTAGCTGATGCCACCTGGACAGACACACCATTCTCGGGCGACGAAGATGACGCAGTCATAATCTCTCGTTTGATTTCGGGTTTTATACCTAAACTAAAGAATGCGCAAGGCGGTGTCTCCGCTGCAGCGGGTATGGATATTATTAATCCCATGCTAAGTCTGTACCTCCAATCTAAGGCTAACGCAGATCCAGGTGGTTTATTCGATGGCGAAACTTACAAAGATTTCTTCCGAAAAGATGCTGACGGAACTATAGATTTCGATCTCAACAACGTTCGAGTTGGCAAGACTAAAAATGGTAAACCCACATCGATTGTATATGTAGACCAAGAAGGCGTCAGAAGCGAGGCACTCAAGGTGGAAGATCTACAAGAAGATTCTAAAGTAATAGCTAGACTCCTCATAACAGCTGCGCAAAAGAATGGTACAGCCGCTGAATATAACAAATAATATAGTTAACTAGAAGGAAGCTATGTGTTACAGGGTTACGCAGCAAATTTACAAGCCCCGATGCTCGATAAAGAGTCATCGGGCGACTATTCGGCTATCAACCAGTTGGGGTATGTTGGCGGATATCAGTTTGGTGCATCGGCACTAGAAACACTAGGTTATTTAAAGTCTGGGAGTTCTAGTGCGGGTAACAAATCTGCTATGAATAACCCCGCAAATTGGACTGGAAAAAGCGGCGTTTCTAGTCTTCAAGATTTCTTACAAAACACTGATGTGCAAGATGCCGCCTTCCAAGAGAATGTAGATTTTAATCTCAAGTCTTTAAAGCAAAGGGGTACGGTCGACGCGTCTACATCAGACGACAAGATTATGGGGCTATTAGCGGCGTCCCATCTATTGGGAGCGGGTGGCGCTTCGAACGATTTGTCGGGAACTGATGCAAATGGAACGTCAGGCCAAGACTATTACAATATCGGTTTTGCGGCTTACACCCCAACTAACGGATCTACAAACGATGCAGTGGAACAGTTTTTCTCATCGAGAATCACAGGCGTCACACAATCTAACCCAACACCCGCAGGCGCACAAGATGATGCAGTAGCGCAATTTTTTACAAAAAGACTCGTAGCTCCTGCTGCTAAACCAGCGCCAGCGCCAGCACCAATGCAAGCTCCGGTAGACTCAGCAACGGCGGTTATGAACGCCGCCTACAATACCAGCTCTCCGAACGATGCTGTAATGGCGCAAGCATATAACACTGGGTTCGACGGACCTATTACGGGGGCCAACGTAGGTTCTGTTATTACTACTCCACTTGACCCACTACCGAGTGATGATCTAGTAACAACCTTTCGCCGTGGCGTTACCTCGGGCGCTGAAGGAGTAGCGGCTGACTTAAATTATATGGGCGCCGCGTGGAGCGCGCTTTTTGGCGATGAGCAGGGCGTAGCTGACTCTATTGAAAATGCGCGTATCCAAGAAGAATTCGCGGGTATCCCATTAGCAGGGATGAAAAAATTTAGTGAGGTTCTTGATGAACCGACGTTCGAAGGCGTGCTTGACCAAATTACAGTGGGCGTAGGGCAGCTAGTCCCTAGCGTAATTAGCGCGATCACAGGTGCTGGTATTGGCAGCGTGACGATGTTGGCAGGGAAGCAGGTTCTTACGCAGTCGACCCGCCAAGCCGCCAAGAGCATCATCAAAGACTCTTTAAATGCTACTGCAAAAAAGACCGCTACCCCCGATCAACGTGCTATTGCGCAGGCAGCTTTTGAAGCTACAAAAGAAGCGCATGTACTTACTAGAAACCGCTACCTACGTAACAAAACTGCTAAGCAGGGCGCCCTACTTGGCGCAGGGCTATCCGAATATGCACCATTAACGGGATCTAATGTTAGTGAAGCACTTGAGTCAGGGCGTGAGTTAGATAGAACGCAAGCGATGAGAGCAGGATTAGTAGCTTTACCGCAAGCAGCGATCGGGGTCTTTGGCGAGGCTGGACTATTAAGCCTGATAAGCAGACAGGCTAGCAAGAAATCAGCTGGCCCTAAGTCTGTTATGGGCAGGCTAGCGGCTGCGACCGGCACGGGTTTTGTAAAAGGCGGCGTGTTAGAGGGAGCCGCAGAACTAGCTCAAGAAGAACTCGCGATCCGTAACCGTATGGATATGGATGCCACATTCACCGACGCTGACGCTAATCTCCGTCGTATCCAAGCAGGCTTTATTGGATTCTTTGGTGGCGCAGCAGCGGGTGGCGGAGGCTCGGGACTCGTGCAAGCTGCTAATGAAATACCTGGTGGCGTCGTTAGTACCGTCGCCGCCGTAACTGAAAAAGCGGCAGAGATGTCAGACTCTATCAAAGAGTTCATGACCCGTTCGCAAGCGAGTAGTGAGATATCTAGGATTGCTCCAGGGCAGACTACTCAGGAGTCTAAGCGCGACATAGACGCTCAAGTCAACGCGATGATCGACCCCAGTAGTTCTAAAGAAGCCGTATGGATAAGTGGCACTACGCCGGACCCTCGGTATGCCAGCGGTAGTGGCCGTATCAAAAAAGTTATTATAAACGGGTCTCGTGCGTACTCCGCTTTTGTTCCTGGTCGAGGCACCATAATTTCCACTGATGTCGACATTGTCGAAAACGTGATTAAGGGAGAAGCGTCTGATGCGGTTCTTGCTGCAGCGTTAGGCTACAGTTCGGTTAAGACGGGCACTGAGAGTGATGTCTTCAGGGTTTACGACGCGGAGGGGGGCATTATCTCAGAGCAGGTGGTCAGCCGCGATGGTGACGAGATTATCGCAGCGCGTGCTGCCGCCGAAAAGCTAATGCCTAAAGGTGGGCGCATCGAGTTTATGCCAGTCGAAGATGCCCTTGCTGACCGCGCGCGCCGAGCAGAACCTGATGTTAAATTTATGGACGACGACGTCGATCCCCTTGAACAAGACCAGACTCCAAACGAAAGAGACGCTGATCAAGAATTCGAGCCGGAAGTTCGTACACATTCATTTACCCAAGGCGGTAAGACCACTGAAACTTACCAAGCGGTAGAGGGCGACAATAGCTTCGATGGTATAGAAGCGGCGAGGGCAGCTTACGCGGATATGCTCGGGTTCGCTGTCGATTTCACTACTAATTTCTACAAACGCATGTCTAAAAGCATGCTTAACACTGCTGTGTCGTTACAAAAAGCCAACCCAGATGAAGTAGTACAGGTCGCGATCAACAGCGATGGCTCTTATCGTATTGACATAGAGACTACTCCTGATACACAGAAAATAAGAATCCGCGATAAAAAAGGTATTGAAGACGAAGTCTCGATGTCAGAGTTTTTACGCAGATCAATTAGTAAAGCTGCTAGTAGTATCCAAAAGTTTCGCACTATAAATATTACAGCTCCAGGCGCCGATGCAGCTATTAGCGTCAACCCTGTAGATCTGATGAACGCGGGTCGACGTATTGTGGAATCTTTAGAGGGTTCTTTTACGGGGGCAGGGGCAACCCAATCAACTCGCGAAGGCTTACTAGCTATACTGGGTGAACTTCAGATGCGCGGGTATGAGGTTGATATTCAAGGCGTACCGCTATCTGTAATTATGGAGAACTTGGCTAACCCCAGAATTAAATTAGATCCAAAAATAGCTAATATAACCGTCGGTTTCAATGACGCGGGTAAGAAAGTTAGTTTAGGTTATTTGCTAAAGCCCTATGTGCCAGGATCGCGTGGCGCAAATATCGTGGAGACGCTTCTTGATGAAGAAACCGAAACAGTTGAGCCTTACGATATGGCGGAAAACAATGCTCGGACAGATGATGGGATACCACTTACTAGAGGTAATATTGAAGAGGGCGAGCGTAATATAGATAGTAGGCAAAACCGTCCAATAGGTAGCTCTCCGAGTACAGGTCCAACTCCGTCAGATAAGCCCCCCTTAGATATCCCATCGGGGGTTACGTTCCCCTTCGGTGAAGTGAATACGTTAGTCACTTCATTGGTTAAGCGGATCTCTCGCGCCATAAAATTAAAGACCCCTACCGCCATACTAAGTTTAAAAGGCATAGATACTAAAACCCGTGAAATCATTGCTGGGTACATAAACAACAAGGCAAGTGCGAAAGGTAAGATTGCGCTAAGAACCTTAATGGGTGATTCAAAAATTAAGCCTTTGGATCTTTCGGACCTGAACGCAGTGGCTAGCTTTGTTAGAGGTCTTCAGACAGACGGTTTACTCAAACCGGCGATGGATAAATATGTTTCTGATGTGGCGGATGCCACTTTACTAGGTCACACCTTTTTAAGGCGTGTCACCTATGAAACTATCGCGCCCCTAACTAACTCGTCTCCAGTTGCGGAAACAATGACCGACTGGATTATGGACCTGCGTAGTAAAGCACTAACTCGAAAAGGGGTCTCCCTTGGTTTCCAAGGCGCATCCGTAATTATACTTAACGATGTTAATAATACTAACGAAGCCGCCATTGCTATGACTGCGGCTCACGAAATGGGGCACGCCTTGTTTCGAGAAGAGATAAACGGTACGTTAAAAAACGAGCCCCTAATGAAGCGGTTGACTGCTGCTTTTATTAGAGACCGAAAGAAAGCCCGAGATGATGGCAAACCTATAAGACAGTGGGAAGAGGAAGGGTTCGAAGAGTGGTACGCAGACCAAGTAGCCGCGTGGATCAAGCAGGATATGCAAGCTGACGATCGCAGCGCGAAGAATGCGATTGACAGCCACTTTAAGCGAATCGCTGAGAAGTTCAAAAAGCTGTGGGCAGCGATGTCAACGCACCCCAGTCAGATATTCCGCCGCACTGATAAAGTGAAACCTAGCTTTAAAAAGTATATGGACGACGTGACCGCAGCGCGAGCCGCTAACCGCGAAAGCTATACGGCCCCAGTGTATAACGACAACGGCGAGATAGTTGCGTGGGCGTCGGGAATAGGCGCGGCTCGAATAGATGCAGAACCGGCGAATGTCCGCGAAGAGGAAAGCACTGTAACAGAAGATGCTGTTGAGGCTAGTATTCCAGACCCCGCAGAGGGTAGCATCCCAGAACCCGCAGAGGCTTCCTGGGAACAAAAGGCTCTTGTCCAGGCGATTAAGGCCGAGATAAATATTCAGACTGGTGCAGCCGCCCGTGAGACGGCGTTCCGGCAGAAGCTGTCGGAAATGCAAAGTGCTTTCCTAGCCAAGAACCCGTGGGCTACACAAATACTTGGGTTGGTCCGTACCGCAGATGGCATGCTTCGTATGGTTGCAGGCGACGAAATCGCGGACCTGTTTTATGTCAGATCTAACACGACCGCCGGACTAGGGTTTACTCAGGCTAGACAGCTAGCTCGCGATGAGTGGCGTGCTGGGTTATTTGATGCGATAGGCGCAGATTGGACTACTGACGATGTACAGAATGCGTTGGAGGAAGCGCAGGGCAGTACACCTACCAGTGAACTTAAAAACCCGAAAGCCGTAGCAATACGGAAGTACCTTCAGCGGATGCACGAAGAGTATGTTGCCCCCTCGAACTCTGATATTGGTTTCCGAAATGATTACTTCCCTGTACTACTCGAGCTAGCGGAAATAACAGCTGACCCAGAGGCATTTATACAGCTGGTCGTTGATGGTAATAAGCGCGCCGGTGTAAAGACTGATATGCAGGTGTTGAGGCAGACTGTTAATAAATTAATTAAGTATCAGGGCAATATTGACGAGGGGGGTAAACCAGAAAGCACCGATGCACTTGATCCTGGAGCTGTGGTAGAAGCCACGCTCGACCTGACTAAAAATGTAGAACGCTCTGTGCTTAGAGATACTATGTTTTTGATGGACCCTGAAGTGGCGCTAATGAAGTACATCGACAATATTACAAAACGCGTTGAATGGAACAAAGCTACAAAAGATGCGAACGGTAAGGATAAGCTGCAACCTCTTCTTGCGACTCTTAATAAAGAGGAAAAGGCAACAGCTGAGTCTGTTATTAATGCATACCTCGGCAACGTGACGCACTTATCTCCATTCTGGCGCAAGACCACTAGCTATCTCGCGACAATGAACTTGGTGACCCTATTACCGTTTGCCACGCTTGCCTCTATACCAGATTTTGCGGGCTCTATTGTTCAGACAAAAGAGTTCAAAGGCATAGGTATGTTCTTTAAAGAAATCGTCAATCAGATTCAAAACAGGGAAGTGGCGAAACGCTTAGCGAATGATATTGGGGTTGTTATGCCTGAAGCAGCCGCGACCGCGTGGATGTCTCAGGCTGATAGCGACATGTTAGACCCTACGGCTCGGAATGCTACCGATAAATTCTTCAAATACACGGGACTACAGGCGTTGACAACTCTATCTCGCGAGTTCTCTGCGGGTATGGGTAAACAATTTCTAATCGAGCACGCTTATTATCCTAATGAGCGATCAGATCGATACTTAGCTCAATTAGGCGTTACAGCGGAGCAGGTGCGCGCATGGAACGATAGTGGTGAGTCATTCGATAGTGAAGAAGGCCAAGCAGTAAAAGCGGCGCTTAGCAGATTTGTAGAAAGCTCTGTACTGAGACCGAATGCTGGGGAGCGGCCTATATGGGCGTCTGATCCACGCTTTGCTTTAGTCTGGCAGCTAAAGTCTTTTATATATGCGTTCAACAAAGTAATCCTAGAAGGCGTTTTGCGAGAAGGGAGAGAGCGGTATAAAGAAGGTAACTCAATAGCTGCCTCTATGGGCCCGTTACTTATTCTGACTATGGCTGCGTTTATGCCTTTAGCGGCCCTTGGCCTTGAGCTTAGAGAATACGCAAAAGTCGGGTTGTCGTATGCCCTTCCAGGAATTGACGGCAGCTTGAAATACCTCCGATCCGACAAGATGGACTACGGCACTTATTTTGTGGAACTGTTTAGCAGAGCGGGGCTTGACGGTCCGATAGGTATGTTGACTATGGCGCAGCGATCAGGTGACTGGGGCGGTTCAGCTTTAGCAACGCTCCTTGGCCCTACGGCGGAGCTTGCCGATAAGATGTTACAAATCGGTCCAATTGATGGCGCATACGGTCGAATGAATTCTCCACAGGATCAGGCAGGTATTCTATTAGGTATTGGGGCCGTAGCGAGAACTGTACTGTGAGCCCCTTAAAACTAGAGCCAGGGTCTAAGTACTCAGAATTTGACTTAGATCAAGATGGCACCGTGACGGATGAGGAAATCCAAATGCACCAGGAAATGGTGGAGTTACAACTGAGAGAAGAG